TTAGAATTAGTAGAGAACAAAGTTCTAATGCACAAGCAGAAGCTAATACATCTAAAAATGGTACTTCAGTAACATTTCTTAGGTTAGGTGACACATGATTAATCCTTGTGGCTGTAATGGAAGTTGTGTTTGTGGCAAATGAAAATAGAATTATCGATAACGAATATTTTAATATTCTTCGGAATTGTTGCAACTATAAGTGGTAATGTTTTTATTGTAGGAAAAATATTTGCTGACTTTGAATTATTAAAAACAAACATAGAGGATGTTCAAGCAAATCAAAATGTGCTTGAATTAAAGAATGAGATTTTAGAAAACTCTTATAAGATTAAGTCTTTAAGATTAGAAATCGATGGCAATTTTGAATGAGATTACTTTTTTTTTTGCTAACTTTTATTATGATTGTTGCAGCTGTGCAAAGTGCAAGAGCCGATGATACAAATACTCAAAGTAATTCAAGTGGTAGCAATACCAATATAACTGGCGGATATACCACAACGAATAATAATACGTATCAATCGGGATCTTCAAATGACACGACCTCTACAACTAATAATGACACTACCAATACCACAAACAATAAGTCTATTATTCCTGTCAATTCTGCAAACTCACCAAGTTTCAGTTCAATGTCGCAAGACGTTTGTAGTATGGCTGTGTCTGGTAGTGTGTCCTCTACTTTGGTGGGTGTATCAGCTGGTCGTCACTATGCTGATTTAAACTGTGAAAGAATAAAACTTGCTAAAGTATTAAAAGATTTTGGGATGTCTGTAGCATCGGTTTCTATCCTATGCCAGGATAGTAGGGTGTTTGCAGCAATGGAAAGTGCTGGTACTCCTTGTCCTTTCCAAGGAAAGATTGGAGAAGATGCAAAAAAACTTTGGAAAAGATACCCAGAATTAAGACCAGATTATGAAGAATATATTAAAAGAGAAGAATACATGGCATCAATTCGTATTGAAACAATGTGCGAAAATTGCGATGCTGATGTGTTTGACCGCAACATCCACATCGATTAGTGAAGTTGTAACAACTGGTAATTTATTACCTAACGCCAATGATGGTGTTGATTGGGGATCATCTGCTACTGATTTAATAAATGATGGCGGTAGCGGTTATGTTTCTAATGGCTCTACTGTTAATGGCTTTACAATTACTTGTCCAACTGGACAATCTAATTGTGGTTATAAATATGATGTAGGCGGAGATTTTGAAGTAACTGGTACAGCTACTGTTAGTGCTAATGACATAAAATTATATAGCAATTCTATTACCCAGCAAATGTTGGATAATGGAATTACTTTAAATAGTAAAATTGATGTTGCTAATTGTGAAAGTGTCCAGGGTAATTGTGAAAACAAAACTGGTAGCAATGATACACATACAACTACTATTGTATTAAATGATAGCAGCGGTAATGTATTAAGTACAGTATCACAAACACGAACAGAAATTAATGGTTTTCAAGGGAACTGTAATGGTTATCCAACTTATAGTGGTAACGATGGTAGATCTCTTGGCTGTGGTCAATATACAGATACTTTAATATTTAATGATGTTGGAAGTAATAATGTAGATTGGTCTTGGTCTGGTACTGATAGCCATGGATCATCATCAAGTAGGGGTGGTACAAATTTATTAGGTGCATCTCTTAATATGATTTATTCTAATACAGAATACAATCCTATTGATGATACAACACAGGAGGATTTAGATGAGATAGATTATATAGAATATGAATATGAAGAATTACCAATTACTAATCTTCCAATCTTTGAAGAATATTTTACCTGGGAAGATGACTTTGTTTTTGAAGAAGAATTTTTTGAAGAAGAATTTGAAATAATTTACTTTGAAGAATTTGATGACTTTGAAAATTTTGAAGAACTTGAAGAATTTACAGAACTAGAAATACCAGAAGAATTTGAAACATTTTTTGCAGAAGATTTTACCGAGGAAGAAATAGAAATCCTGGAAGAAGAATTTGCGGAAGAATTTGAAGAATTTGCAAATGAAATAACAGAAGAAGAAACAGAAGTAGTTGAAACAGAAGATGAGATTATTGAAGAAGAAACAGAAGTTGCAGCTGCGGAAGAAGAAACAAAAAATGAAGAAGTTACAGAAGAAAAAAAAGAAATAATTGAGGAAAAAGAAAATGAATCCATTACAGAAGAAGAAACCGAAACCGAAATATTAGAAGAAGATAAAGAAATAGAAGTTGCTAAAACAGAAGATAAAAAGATTAGTATTGATGTAGTTAAAAATGTTTCTGTTGATGTAAAAGAAATTTCTTTATTTAACGATGGTAATAAATTAGCTGCTTATGAAAGTAACGATTTTTATCAACCAGAAACTATTTATTCTGATGTTGATAATTCTTTATTTATCCAGGCAGATCTATCAATTTATAATAAGGGTATTTATCTTAACATAGGGTTAGATAATTATATTTCTACTGATCCAGTTGGACAGCATGAAGAAAAACTATACGACTTAAAAGTACAAAAACTATCTGTGATGATTGAATTACAAAAGTTAAAGGATTTATTATGATACAAAAACTAACTAACTATGCATCTATTATAGGTGTTATTGGTGCTATTGGTGGAGGCTTTTATGCCTGGGGAGAGTTTAATACCAGGCTTGATGCAATAGAGAATAAAGAATTTGTTGTTAATGAAACAGTTGATCTTGCTCCAATTAATGAAAAAATATCTACACTTGAAGTAGAAATATTAGATCGTATGTCCTCCCTGGAAGATGAGTGGATGGCTAGAGATAATGATAGCCTGGATAATATTAGTGAAGATATTTTAACTGCTAAATCTGCATCTATTGATGGGGATGAAAAACTGGCAGCTGTGGATCAACAATTACAAAAGAATATAACTGTATTATCAAATGATATTTTTAAAGAATTTGGAAAAATAAGAGATTTGATTAATGATTTAAGTAAGAAGATTGCTATTGCTGAAAAACAATCTGAACTAAATAAAATATTGATTGATGAAGTCAAAGCGGAAACAAGTAATCCGCTAGGCGGATGATAAAGGTATGGCTGCTTGTTATGTTTATGCATTCACCAACCTTACCTTACGTTAAGTATCAAGCATTTATGTATAATAGTGAGGAGCAATGCATGAATTATTTAGCTGATTATTTAAACATTTATGAAAATAAATCAGAAGAATACAAAAAAGAATTAGTTACGGATGCGCATTGTATTCCTTTTAATTCTTTTAGTAGAGGCGCATAATGGCTGATTGGGAAAAAGAAATTGCTGAACTGCGTACTGATATAAAGCATATGTTACAAAGCCAGGAGTTAATGCAGCAAGAAATAAAAAATTTACAGAAGTTTTCAGCTATGGGAGCTGGAGGTTTAAAAGCATTAGTAATCATCGGAATTGTTTTAGGGGTGTTTGCTAAGTGGATGGGATTTTTTGATTAGTTTTGAGTTATGCTAAAATTGCCAAAGGGGTGCAATCTGAATTTATTGCAGCTGCTTGGCTCTCAAAACAAGATTACACAATTTACTGGAGAACACAGGATAATGATCCAATAGATATAGTTGCAGTACATAGAGTAACAGGAAAAGTTTTAAAGATAGATGTTAAAACAGCATCTTATCGCAAGACCTGGAAACCAGGTACAATGATTAGTAGGAATCAAAGTAAATACCAAAAACAATTAGGAGTGAAAATATTATATGTCTTTAAAGATGGCAGCTGCAAGTTTAAGTGAAGTTAAAGAAAGAGTACGATCCCATGAGGGTTTTGAATTAGAGCCTTATGTAGATACATTAGGGTATCTCACAGGGGGGGTAGGTCATAAGATCTTACCATCCGAAGAAGTACCAACAACAGAAAAAGGTTGGTTAAAATTATATGACCAGGATTTTGATAAAGCAGTAGCAGCTGCGGATGAGATTACCCCAGGGGATATTCATCCAACAGCTTTTGGTATTATTGTAGAAATGATTTTTCAGTTGGGAAAACAAGGCTGTATGAATTTTAAAAAAATGCATAAAGCCCTGGCTGAGAAAGACCACATCGAGGCAAGTTTACAGATGCTTGATTCGAAGTGGAGAAAACAAACTAAAGCAAGATGTGAAAGTCTTGCAGAATTAATGAGGAGTATATGAATTACATCTTAGATAAATGGAATTACTTTTGGGGAGGTCTTACTAAAAGAGGTAAGATACTTTTCATAGCTGTTGTAGCAATACTAGCAGTTATTGCCTGGGGGCAATTTTAATGGTTTGGCAATTACTCGCAAAGCCGCTACTTGGAGTGGCGGCTGATGCTGTAAAAGGAATTGTTGAAACAAAAAAATTAAAAGGTGAATTAAAAATTACAGAAATTAAAGCAAACAAAAAACGCATGGAAGATATTGCTGCTGGTAAAATTAAATGGGAGCAATCAGCTGTTGATCAAATGAAAGGCAGCTGGAAAGATGAGTTTGTTTTACTTGCTCTAATGATTCCAGCAATTTGTGCATTCATTCCCTGGATGCAACCGCACATTGAAACTGGACTAAACACCCTGGAAAATATGCCATCGTATTATCGCAATCTTTTATATATGGCTTGTTCAGTTTCTTTGGGTTATCGTGCAGCACCTGGAGTAATGGGAATTTTTGGCAAAAAGAAGTAAAAAAAAAGCCTCATATTTGACCATACAAGGCTTTGTAGCAAGTGGGCTGTATGATTGGACCTGGTAAAATATGCCTAAAAAGCAGAAAAAAGAAGAATTAAACGAGCAGCAGCTGCAAGAGATAAAAAAAATTGCCACCCTATTGAGTGGCAACTTTACAATTGGAAACGATAAAACGATTTGGAGTATTAAGAGGAAAAAGCCTCGTTAATATTTTTTCTATCTTTTTTTAAATCTTCCCAAGTAGTATTATAAAGATTAGTCATTTTATCATCTTCATGTCCTAATTGATTTTTAATTCTATCTTTATTATGTCCAGCATCTTTTCTTCTACTGTTATTATGTCGTCTATATTGATGAGGACTAAACTTAGTTGGATCTAAACCAAACTCAATAACATTTTTTTTAATAGATCTATTTAAAACATTTGATGCATTTTTATATGCTCCATTCATTGATGGAAATAATAATCTATTAGGATTTGGTATTTGTTTATTAACTAAATAAGCAACCCACTCTTGAATGCCTTTAGTTAATCGATCTGTTAAAACAACAAGTCTTTCCGATTTATCTGTCTTTGTCATTTCAACATTCCCTGTCTTAGCGCATATAGTCTTATCAACCTTAACAACTCCTTTATTAATATCAACATCACTAATGCTAGTTGCCAGTACCTCATTTTGTCTTTTCCCTGTATGAGCTGAATAAAGATTATAAATATAATCAAATTTAGAAGTAAAATCTTTTCTAGGACAACTATTAGATCCTCTATTTTTTCTTTTTTCCAAGTAATCTAAAAAAGTATCAACCTCATTTTTTGTTGGAGCTTTTTTCTTAATAGCTCTTTGTTTTGATTGATGATTAGTTCTATCAACCATAACACATGGATTTATTTTTAAACCCATATTTTCAACAACAGCTAATTTACAAGCAGCCTCAAACTTTGCCCAGCATTTAGAATTAAAATTTTTATTTAATTCCTTAACAAATATTTTCGAAATTTCATTCGCAATTTCTGGAGTTATTTCGCCACATTTATAATCAGCAATTTTTTTACCTCTAATTTTTAAATTATGATTAGTATTTCCTCTAATAATATTAAGTTGATGTAAATATTCAAGATAAGTTCTTTCTCTTAAACCTGTTGTTTTATCTTGCTGATGTAATTCCCATTTTTCCAGGTATATTTTTTCCATACCATCCAGGGCAAATCCAAATGGTTTATCCTCAGCTGAATAATTACCATCATCAATAGATCTCTCTAGTTCTTTTTGTAATTTTTCTGCTTTTGAATAAGCAGCAGCTGCGGGAAGTTTTTTCGTAATCTCAACCTGTTTTTTTCTTCGTTTTTTTGTAATAGGGCATTCATACCAGAACATCTGGAAACTTCTTTTGCCGCTATTGGTTAAAAATATTTCTCCCATTAATTAACCTCCTTATTATTTTCTTCTAATAATTCATCAACAGTATTTATTAATCTTCCGTCATTGTCAGTTTCAACATCAACCATCCAATAATGAACTACATAATCATCCATTTCCATTGCATCATCTGGAAAAATAATTTCTTTTTTAACTAAAGATCCAAAAACACCTTTAGCAGTTTCAACATCCCAACCTAAATGTTTAGGATTTTCAAATATAACCGAATTACTACCATCAGTTATATCAATGAAATACTGTGCTAATTGTCTTTCTTTATTAGTAAGTGTAATAATTTTTTTACTCATTAATTAACCTCCTTTAATTGAGTTTCCATCTTTTTAATGTCTTCTTTTATGCCTTTTACATAATCTGGAAAAAGATTTAATCTTTCTTGAGTTTTTAATATTTCTTTAGCTTTTTTAATATTAGCTAATAAAATATGTTTAGGTTTTTTAATTTCCATAATTAACCTCCTTTATTTTTCTTTGGTTGTGATAATTAAATGGTTTTGCAAAACATACTGGAAATCTAAAAGTATTATTTTTTCTTTCAGTACCAACACAATCTTGCGTTCCACTAGCTCCGCATAAACCACATCTTTTTTTCCAAACTTTTATTGGTGGTTTTGGTAATTTAAACATTTCTATTTGCATTAATCACACCTCCCATATCTTTTTACTAAAATAGTATGAACTCGATCCCAATCTTTTCTTATTTTCAATTGCTGTAAAGTTTGGGGAGATCTAAGAGCAACTTTGTCCAGCTCTATTTTTTTCAATATTAATTTTTCTTCTAATGATTTACTGCCCAGGCATTTCGGATCATCCTGGACAGCTGCTTTAAGTTTTAATAAGTTATCTTTCAATTATTTAACCTCACTTTCTTTCCAAGTATTTCCAGCAGCAATACAAGGCTCACCCTTTTTTGCTGTAAGGGCATAAACTTTGCCTTGCTGGGGTTTGTTAATTGTGTGCTTAACTAAAATATCTGGTTTGCCAGTTTCACTATTGTATTCATATTCTTTGATACTTACGATAGGATCTGGCTTAGTGTTATAAACAACTTTTATTTTTGGTTTTTTTGTCATTATTTAACCTCCTTACAATATTAATATAAGCATTAAATGCTAATAGTCAAGGCGGAGTTCGCAAAAAATGCAAATTAATTTTGCGTATCATTTTGCGTATCAGCTGCCAAAGGGTTTCGGTGGGTTTTGGCGGGTTTTAGTGTGTGTAACTTTTTTTAGTATAAAATTTAAAATTATAGTTTATAGCGGTTTCCTTGGTGCGGGAGTAGTTCAGCTGGTTAGAACGCTGCCCTGTCACAATGCTGTTCATTGTTGATATATATAGAAAAATAGACATTGCGTATCAATTTGCGTATCAGTAATTTTTTTTAAATTAATTATTTTAAAATAATTTAGGTTTCAATGGGTGTCAATAGTGATACGCAATTAGCATTTGTGTTGCTCATGCAATCCCTTTAACCAGCTAACAAATTTGTAAGGTTGTATAGGATAAAATTTATCACTTTCATTTGGAAAAATTTTTTTAACTCTAAAATTAACGATCTCTTTGCTTTTAGGATCAACCTGGTACAATGTAACCAGACCAGGTACTTTAAGGCTCTTAGCAACCAATTGTGTAACAATAAACGACTTAAAATTCTGTCCTTTATCGTAAGCTGTTTCAATTACTGCAAGTGGCGATTTACATTTTTTACAGATTTCAATTGCATCAATATCAATCATTGCTAAACCATCAAATTGTCTATGAAATTCGGAGTAGTGATCTCCTTTGTCAAAATAATTATACCTTGCCATCTTTTTTTATAATTGGATCTTTCGGAATAATATTTAGTTTTTGTTTAAGGTTTAAAACCTCTTGTCGTAAATCATAATTTTTTTTATAAGAATCTTCCAATCTATTTACAGCAAAATCTCTTTCTGTTTTTAGCTTAGTAACTTCTTTTTCTAAATCTTCTTTAAGTGGCATCTTTATCTATTTCTGCAACAGCTCTTTCAAGATAAACAGCTGCATCGAGTAATTCTTCAATTGTATTGTTTAATGCTTTTTTTAAATCCATTTTGGTTGTAACCATTGTATCGCCATATTTTATAATTCCAGAATTAGATCTATTAATCATTCTTTCCGCAATTTTTCTCACTAAAGGATCTTTAGCTGTTTCTTCTGGAAGTTTTACAAGAAAATTAGTTGATAATTCTGTCATTTAAATTTGTTTTCTTGCCATTCGACTAATTTTTTATATGGGATCATCCATTGCCTGTTAATTTTAGTCATAGGCAGCTTATTTGTTTTTATTAAATGCATTACTCGTTTTTGCTTTACAACTTTTGGTAGCTGCGGATCGTAGAGAAGATTCCCTACATCCGCAGTTGTCATTAGCTGGTGAGGATTAAAGATCATTAATATCCCAATCATCACCAGCAGATTTCTCGGGAGGAGAAATATTTTTGTTAGGAGCTGGATCATTACTTGGTTGAGCATATTTTGGATTATGATCACCAAGGTTAATAGTCATTTTTGGATTACCAGCTTTTGTAAATCCTTTCCACATAACTAAATCATATTTGCCTGGCTCTATTGTTATAGTTTCTTTTATTTCAATGCCCTGGCTATGTGATTTAAATCCTGGTCTTTTTTCTGGAAGTTCATTTACTGCATCTTTTAATTCATCAGTTTGTGCGAAACAATCTATGTACAATACAGCCTCATTTCTTTTATTTAATTTAACACCCTTAATTGCCATTGCTCATCCTTTCTTTAATTTCTGGGGGCAGACTACCAACATCCGCCCCCGCATTATCCCCATCATTATTTTCAGCACCTTTATGTTTTGGGGAAACATTCATCTCATCCTCAGAATAAAAATCACCATGCATACCAGTTAGCTTTAATACTGCTCGGTCTATGGCTCTTTTTTCTGCCATTGCGACAGGATAAGAATTCCTATTATTTTTCGGAGTACATTCACCGAAAGTAATTACTTTAATACCATCTTTAACAGCTGTGCATTTTACAACGCAGCTGGATAAGGCAAGATCTATGTATTCAACTGTTAGATCTACAATTACAATTTTTTCTTTAAGCTGTATTCTCTCAATTGATTTATGATATAAAACCCAAGTACCATGACAATCCCATACATCTTCTTTTTTTAGATTATGTGTTTTTAATAATTCTTTTATATCTGGTTTTATTTTTGGCATTATGAATCCGCCCAGGTTGTTTGTTTAATGTGATTCCATATATTTCTGTGTGCAATAGGACTTAATCCTTTTTGTTTTCTCCTGGCTGCACATTCTTTTTTTACTGCATCCTCACGATCCATGTTTTTCCAATCGTGTGCAGTACAAATTATTTTTTTCTTAGAAACAAAATTAATTACTTTTGCTGGTTTACTCATATAGCCCTCCATAGCTGTTTACATCTAGCGACATACTCATCGCCAAAATCCCAATACGGATCAGAAAATTCTGGATCTATTTTGGATAAAATTTCTGTTAGTGAACTTGAGGAAGAAACAATATTTTGCCTTATAATATTTTTTCTTGTGTATTCTTCCCAAGCCCAATCAATTGCATCCTTACTTAATGCATCGTGGCTTTCATCAAATATTTCAAATCTTTTATGTTCTAATTTAGATTGTTTGTTAATCGTTCCTGGAGCAACATCGTTAATATAAACAATAAATATTTTTTTATTAGTAGCCTTTTTATAAAATGCTGTTTGTCTAATATGTGATTCACTTGGGGAATCTGGTATAGATCCTATATTACAACTCCAGCCACCATCGGGATTTTTTTTAGTTTTCTTTAATTCTTTTGGTTTTGCTCGTTGTTTTGTTTTTAATTCAACAATGACATCTTTACTTTCATAATCAATAAAACCTGTCATTGGCAATTCAACTTTAGGCATATTTGCCCATGCTCCAGTTTCAGATTTTATTTTTAATTTTTTATAATTTGGGAATATTTCTTTTAATGCCTCAATGCCATTTCGCACCAGCTGCGGCATTCCCTCTAAAATTTTTTCGTGATGTATTGATTCTTTATCTTTGAATAAAGATTTTTTTAAATTGAATTGAAATTCTCCCTCTTTAGCAGCAACATCTTCATCAAGTTTATCTATTATAGCAGCATTAATTCCATCTTGTGCTGCATTACCCGCTACTAAAATTGGTTTTGTTTTAAATTGTTTTCTTTCTTCGTAAGTACAACATAAATATTTTCCAGCCCATAATCCGTTTGATTGATTTGATTGTGAGGGAGATGTGTGGTCTAAAGAATACTTTAACCAATGCTGCGGTATTTCATTATTTTGCATAACCATCCTTTTTGGATGACTATTAGCATTAAATGCAAAGTTTCACAAATTTTTAATATAAAAATGCTAATTAATAAATTAAACAGCCAAAATATTTAGGTTTTGTTATCTTAATTAACTGATTTTTTTTCTTTTTTTGATCATTTTCTATAAATGGGTACAATATTTCTTGTTCAGTTGTGTTTAATTCACTAATCATAGCAAGATTATGTGCCATTTTTTGTGTTAATGATGCTTTTCCGTTCATTATTTTACTAAGATGGATTTCGTTAATACCTAAAATTTTAGCAATTTTCTTTTGTTTTAAGCCGCTTTTTTTAAAAATTATTTTTAATTTTGTTAAAATAATATTTACCATTAAGTCTTTATATGCCTATTAGCATTAAATGCTACATATAATAATTATTATTTTAACTTTGCAAATAATGCTAACTATCTATAATAACATCAATAATGACTTTAGAGGAATATAGAATTAAATATCAGCTGTCCTGGACACAATTAGCAAGACAATTAGGTTTCCAGGATCTTAAAAACCCAACACAAGAAGTTAAAAGATATTGTGAGGGATCAACAGTTCCAAGAATGGATAGATTGTTGAAAATTTCGGATAACACAAATGGAGAAGTAACTGCTAATGATTTCCTCAGATCATCTCGGTAAATTAGTTGTCATTCGCTGGATTGACGCAAAAGAAATTGAGTATGGTTGGCATTCACTTGAACAAATAAAAAATACTCCTTGCCCAGCAATTTTAAGTGTTGGTTGGGTGGCTGATATAACAAATAAAGAACTTAAATTATCTGCCGATATTCCTACAGATAAAGATGATGATGAGGCGGGAAGATCCCAAGCTATTCCCATTGGTTGTGTAGAAGATGTGCAAATATTGGAGGGTTGGAATTGTTGGAACATATAAAAACAACAAAATTTACATTCCTGGATCATGTTATTTCAAGTTATAGGAAAGAGCAGCTGCCCCAGGGCAATCATTCTGATGAAGTTTATAGAACAGCTGCACGATTGAAAAAAATATGTATGGAAAATTTATACTGCTGGAAAACAATGGATGAGGATATTTTATCTGAGGCTGAAAAAATGGTGAAGAATGACCTTAGTAAATAAGTGGAAGTTAAATTTATTTGCCCAAGCTGATCCCAGGTTATCAGCTGTTGCCAGGAGAGTATTATTTTTATTATGTAATTACCACAACGACAAGACCAGGCAATGCAATCCATCACAGCTGCGGATGTCCAGGGATTTAGGAACTACCGATAGATCTATCCGTAATGGATTAAAAGACCTGGTGCTGCATGGTTACATAAAAATTATTAAAAAAGGCAACGTAGGGTTTTCCACAATGTATGCGATTGACTTTAAGCTACAGGAAAAATTCTTCCAAGCTACAGGAAAAAACTTTCCAAAAGACCAGGAAGATATTTTCCTACGAACTAATTTAAGAACTTATTTAGAAGAAGAAGAATTGAAAATTTTAAAAGGGGGGGAAAGTGGATAAGTCTTATTTGGATAGGATGATTAAGAATATAGCAAAGAACAGTAATGCTAATTATGTCGCTGTTAAGCAAGGAGCTTATGCAGCTAAAGGTACAGATGATTGGATTATAGGAAATATGAAAAAGAAATTATCAACCGATACATTCCTAAGTTGGTTTAGAGTGATGGTTGAGGGTAATTATAAACAAAAAGCAAAGGCAAGAAAATATGCAAAACACCTCCTTGGTATCGACTAAAAAGACAAGAAAAAATCGTGATAGAATTGATTTTACTGATTTAATCAGATTATTTGACGATGCAGCTGAAACAGATAGATTAATGCCAGGAGTAATCCGTAAGCAAAAGATGAGTAGTTGGGTTGATTACCCAGATGAAATAACATCATATGGATATACAAAAATTAAAGATTTAATGAGAGTTGTACCAGATCAAATACAAATAGATCGTTGGGAGATTGCTACAAAAATATTAATGGAAATTGAAGATATGAAAATGAGAAAAGTTATTTGGGCTAAAGCTAAAGGTGCATCATGGGTGTGGTTAGCAAAGAGAACTAAACTTACAAGACAATGGATTAAGGAGAAGTACCTGGAGGCACTCATCATTATGGCTTTTAGGATAAATAAAAATAATGTTAATAAACTTTACATTATTAACAAAATAATTTATGATTCTTAATATGATGGATGAAATTCCATCTTTTTTTTTGTCTAAATGGTAGGACGACCATCTAAGAAAATATTTTGTGGAGCTAGACGCAAATATGATGGCAATCCTTGCCAAGCAAAAGCTCTTGAAAGTGGTCGCTGTAAATATCATGGTGGTATGAGTACAGGTGCTAAAACTATTGAGGGAAAAAGAAAATCATATGCCAATTTAAGACAGTATAAAAACAATGCCAAAAGACTTGAAGAATTACTTAGACAAGATCCTGGAGGAGATACAGCTGGGGAATACATTAACCTCAATAACAAAACAAAAGGGTTATCCTAGTTTATCTGCTGTTTACAAATGGATGAGAGAAGATCAAAAGATTGCAGATAAGATTATGGCTGCTAGAGCTGTTGGAGCTGCAACACATTTAGATCATTGCTTTGATTTATTATCGCAAGATATTAAGCCGCAAGATGTGCAATGGAATCGTGAACGATTGCATCACTATCGCTGGGCTGCATCTAAACTCATTGGAGTTTATGGAGATAAGAGTAAGATTGAACAAGATAGCAATGTTACTTACAAGTTTGTTTGGGATGATGGATCTAATAAGATTGAAGATAAGAGTAAGACAGCTGATGTTGGTATTGTTACAGACAAAGTGAAAGCTCTCGCACCCACGATATGAACTTCGATGATACGCAGCTTGATACGCAAAGTTTTAATTTTGTTTTGTGAATTGAATTGAACATTGCCTGGCTTATGCGTTAGTCTTGGAATTAATCCTGGATTTACGATTTTAATTAATTGAAACCGCAGAAATTGGATGTTTTTTTGAATATATGACAGCCCATATACCCAGAAAAATAGTGTCCGATCTTTTTATATATATATCGGGAGATCAAAACATTGACGTACACAGACGAAAAAAACTTTTACGCATCGTTAATTTATAACGAAGATACAAAAAAAATAACAATAGAGTTCACAGGCTTTAATACAGACTTAGAGGCTAAGAGCCTTTGTTATTTATTAATGGAGCAATTTGGAATTAACAACATGAATGCTGAAATAGGTATTTCACAGACAGTACATTAATGGAAAAGTTAATATCAATTCCATATACTCCAAGACCGCAGCAACAAGAGCTGCATAACCAATTAAGTAAATACCGCTTTGGTGTATGTGTAATGCATAGACGAGGTGGCAAAAGTACATTTGGTGTCAATCATCTAGTTAAGTTAGCCTTAACTACTGATAGAGAAAACTTTAGAGGAGCAATGTTTGCCCCGACAAGAGTACAAATTAAGCTCATAAGTTGGGATATGATAAAAATGTACACCAGGGTAATACCTGGAATGAAGTACAACGAAACAGAATTAAGAGCAGATTTTCCGAATGGATCTCGAATACAATTATTCGGGGCAGAAAATCCAGATAGCGCCAGGGGGCAGTTTTTTGATTATGTATTCTGTGATGAGTATGCACAGATGGATGAAAGAATGTTTCCCGAAATAATTAGACCAGCTATTGCTGATCGTAAGGGTGGTGTTTGTTTTATTGGAACGCCAAACGGAATGGATGCTTTTTACGATTTATTTGAAAAAGCAAAAGTAGATCCAGAATGGTTTACTGTTACCTGGAAAGTATCTGAAACTAAATTAGTGGATGATAAAGAATTAAATCAGATGCGTAAGCTGATGACACCCGATCAGTATGAACAAGAAATGGAATGTTCATGGATGGCTAATAGGAGTGGAGCTGTCTTTGCAAAGTTTGTCCAGGAGATAGAAGAAAAGAAACATATAACAAGAGTGCCTTATGATCCTGGCTATCCAGTAGATTGCTATTTTGATTTAGGTATCTCAGATAAATGCTGCATAATTTTTATTCAGCAAATTGGAAGAAGTTTTAACATCATTGATTGTTATCAAAACAACAATGAGGGCTTAGATCACTATGCCCAGGTCATTAGAGAACGAGATTATTTTTATAGGAATTTTATTTTTCCTCACGATATTGAAACAAGAGAAATGAGTACAGGTAAATCGAGAAAAGAATATGCATATAGTTTGGGGCTTAGACCAGTTAAAGTGTGTCCAAAGCTACCCAAAGAGGATCAGATCCACGCTGCACAACTTTTTTTGAGCAAGTGTTGGTTTGATAGTGATAACTCCAAGCCGCTGTTAGATTCGCTTAAATGGTATCACCGAAAGTATTTAGATAAACAACGTACCTATTCAAAGCCAGTACACGATTGGAGTTCTCATTTTTGCGACAGTTTTATGACCGCAGCTGTGGCAACACAAGAAATGGATTTAAATGATTCAAGACCAAAGCAATTTTTGGCAGATAATAACTATAACCCTTTAGGAGCATAACATGGGATTTTTAAGACCAAAAGCACCACCACCCCCGCCACCACCACCACCTAGACCACCCGTGCCTAGTTCAACACCAACCTATCACCAAAAAGCATCAGCATCAAAAGCAATACAAGCATTCCAGGCTAATCAAACACCAACAGTATTAACAGGGCAACAAGGTTTATTAGATGATCCTAATATTGTTTATAAGAAAAAATTAGGTCAGTAATGGGTGCAAGTACAGCTGGTAAAAAGAAAGGCGGATCTGGTGGATCTGGAGGTCAGTATGGCGGAGGAGAAATAGATAAAGAGGCAATGCAAACTGTGTCGGATAAAGTTGCAGTAACAAAAGCTGCTGATACTGCTAAAAAAAATGAAATAGCATCTGGCAATCAAATGTATGGCGGAGCTGTTTCAACTGCGATTAATGAAAAATTAGTGGAGCTGGGTTATGCAAAAAAAACAGGAGGCGGAGGTTATTGGCTTTCATCTGAGGGATGGAAAATGAAATATGGATCTTATACTCCAGGTCAAGCTCAAACAGGATCAGCAATGGGTACAGGAGATCACAAAGGAGTTTTAACATCTACAGCAATTTCCCAAGAAATGTTGCAATCACAAAATAAATTAAAAGCAGTAGCTTTAGGAGCTTTATCCATGGGAATGCCAGGTATCGGAGCAACAGCAATGCGATTAGATGCTGGTAAATCATTAAAAGATGCTGCTACACCAGAAAAAGCTCACGCAGAATATATGACACAATTTAAAGCAAAAATAAGTGGAAAAAAACCACCGAAAAAATCAACAATTATTTCTGATACTTTAGGAGTTGTAAAAGCAACACTTGGTAGTGGAAATGATACAAAAAAAACTGAGTTAGGACAATGATATGCCAGTTATAGAATTACACAGTAGATATAAAAAATTAGTTGATCTCAGATCCAACTGGGAAAACCATTGGCAAGAGATCGCTGATTATGTACTGCCAAAACGAGCAGACATAATAAAAGAGAGAACAAGGGGAGATAAGAGAACAGAACAGATCTATGATGGTACTGCTCTCCATGCCCTAAATTTATTATCATCCTCCTTACATGGTATGCTTACCAATGCGGCAACTCCCTGGTTTTCTCTTAGATTTAAACAAGAAGAATTAGCAACAGATGAAAATCAAGAATGGTTAGAGGCTGCTAACCAGGCAATGTATATTGCTTTTGATAGATCTAACTTTCAACAAGAAGTACATGAATTATATTTAGATCTTTGTGCTTTTGGTACTGCGTGTATGTATATTGAAAATGATCCAAATGATCTTCTTCGATTTACAACAAGACACATTAAAGAAATTTATATCCAGGAAAACTCTAAAGGTAAAATTGATACTGTATTCCGCAGCTGTAAAATGGCTGCACGAAATATTGTCGAAATGTTTGGTGAGGAAAATGTTTCTCAACGTATAAAGAAAGCAGCTGATAAAGATCCTTATACAGATCTAACTATCATTCATGCGGTTATGCCAAATGATGCAGCTAACCCGTATAAAGCAGATAACAAAAGTATGCCTTTTATGTCCGCATATTTCGATCCAGAAGATATGAAGATGATCTCCCTGGGTGGTTTTGAGGAATTTCCTTATTTGATTCCTAGGTGGTCAAAATCGAGCTTTGAGGTGTATGGCAGATCTCCCTCCATGATAGCTCTTGCTGACATTAAAATGATTAATAAAATGTCAGAAACAACGATTAGAGCTGCACAAAAACAAATTGATCCACCTTTATTAGTTCCCGATGATAGTTTTATCTTACCGATTAAGACTACTCCAGGCGGATTAAATTTTTATAGATCTGGATCAAGAGATAGAATTGAGCCATTACAAATCCAAGCCAATACTCCTGTTGGTTTAAATATGGAAGAACAAAGACGACAAGCAATTAGACAAGCATATTTTGTTGATCAAATATTAATGGAGCAAAATGTTCAAATGACCGCAACGGAGGTAATGAAAAGAAATGAGGAGAAAATGAGATTGTTAGCTCCTGTTCTTGGAAGATTACAAGCAGAAATGTTAAGACCGCTTATCTCCAGATCTTTTGCAATTCTAATGCGCCAAGGTGCATTACCAGAAGCTCCAGATGATCTACAAGGATTAGAGATTGATATTGAATATGTTTCTCCTTTAGCAAAAGCTCAACGAGGTCAAGATGTCCAGGCGATTATACAAGCAATGGAAATCTTATCACCATTAAATGAGTTAGCTCCTGTACTGGATATATTAGATACTGATGCAATGGCAAATCATGTTGCAGATGTATTAGGTGTTCCATCTAAAGTTTTACGATCCGATGGGGAGGTAAAACAAATAAGAGATGAAAGACAACAAGCTCAACAAGCTCAACAAGAATTAAATCAAGCCCAACAAATGGCGGAGGCTGCGGGATCAGCAACACCAGCATTAAAGGCGGTAACAGGTGGTTGATGCTCAAAAATTAATAGAACAACTAAAAAAAGATTACCAACACATCTTTGATACAGATGAGGGTAAAAGAGTTTTAGCAGATTTACAAAGGCGATGTTTTTTTACAACGAGTACATTTGTACCAGATAATGCAAACGAAACTTTTGTAAGAGAGGGGCAGCGAAGTGTTGTTCTTCATATTATTAACATGATAACCAAAAAGGAAAAGTAAATGGAAGAAAATCAGACAACTGCACCAGAAGAAAAAACGGAGCAGCCTGGAGCAATCCAAGAAACACCAACACAAGAAACTAATTGGATGTCCTCATTACCAGAAGATCTCCAAGGAAATGAATCATTAAAAAAATTTAGCTCAATTGAATCGTTGGCAAAAAGTTATGTCAATGCGGAAAGTATGATTGGAGCTGATAAAATGATAAAGCCTAATAAAAATTTTACCGATGAAGATTGGAGTAGTTTTTATTCAGCAGCTGGGCGACCAGATGATCCAAAAAATTATGAAATTAATTATGAAACAGATAATCCAGAAGCCTTGGATAATTTTAAATCAGCTGTTCATAAAATGGGATTATCAACATCACAAGCCCAGGGCATTTTAGATTATTATAATGAAATGAATAAAGGTGCATCTGAGGCTTTTACAAGAGATTTAGAACAAAAAAAACACCAGCAAGAATTAGAAATGCGAAAAGAATTAGGACAACAATTTGATCCTAGTGTAATGAAAGCAAGACAAGCAGCTCAAACTTTTGCTAGTGAAGAAATACTTAACATACCTTTAGCGGATGGATCTACATTTAAAGATCATCCAGCTATTATAAAAATGTTTATGGGTATTGCTGATAAAATGGGCGAGGATGTTATTCGTGCTGAGGGTGATGCAAGTTTCTTATCACCAGCAGATATTGATAAACAAATTGCTGAATTAACACAACCGAATATGCCTTACTGGAGTAAAACACATCCAGACCATGATAAAGCAGTAGCACAAGTATTAGAATTACGGGAAAAGAAACCAAGAGATAATCCCGAAATAAGTTTCCAACCAGCGATGGGTGGATAGATCATAACCGAAAGGCGATCAAGACAACTGGGAAAGACTAGAAATCCAAAAGATTTAAAATCCAGGAATGCCCCATGGTGGATAAGCAGACCGATTTAACTTAACTATGAAAGGAAAATTGTTATGTCAGTAAATGTAACAACTTCTTTTGTGGAGCAATATTCCGCTAATGTTCAAATGCTTTCCCAGCAAATGGGATCAGTATTAAGAGGAGCAGTAGATGTTGAATCAATCAAAGGCAAAAATGCTTTCTTCGAACAAATCGGGAAAGTTACTGCCCAAGTGCGAACTTCAAGACACGGAGCAACTCCACAAATCGATACTCCTCACTCAAGACGTAGATTAAATACTGCGACTTACGAGTGGGCAGACTTGATTGATGATGCGGACAAAATCCGTATGTTAATCGATCCAACTTCTTCTTATGCTAAAGCAGCAGCTGCGGCAATGGGGAGAGCGATGGATGATGTAATAATTGCAGCAGCTTTAGGATCAGCAGATACAGGTGTATCTGGTGGAACTTCTACTGCATTACCGAGCAGCCAAAAAATTGTTCATGGTAGTGCTGGATTAACAGTTGCTAAATTATTATCCGCTAAGAAAATCCTAGATGAAAACGATGTAGATCCGTCTATAAAAAGATACTGCGTTGTTGCTCCAGAACAAGTGGAAGATCTTTTAAATACAACTGAGGTGAAATCATCTGATTACAACACAGTTAAAGCTCTTGCACAGGGAGATTTAAATACATTTTTAGGATTTACTTTCTTAACATCTAACAGACTTACAGAAGATGCAACTCCAGACCGACAGGTTATTGCTTTTGCATCTGATGGTATCAAGTTAGGTATAGGGAAAGATATAACCGCAAAAATAAGCGAAAGAGATGATAAATCTTATTCTACGCAAGTTTACTACTCAATGGATTTGGGTGCTACTCGTATGGAAGAAGAAAAAGTTGTTGAAATCGCTTGTGAGGAATAGGAGGTAGATTATGGCTAGTGTAAAAAGTGTAAACATAACTAATCTTGATGCATCTCCTAGTGTGATGATTGATTCAAATAATTCATCCAGCCCAATTATGGTTTGGCATGATACTTATGAGGCATCATCACTTGCGAGTGGATCAGATATAACTATTGCAAGAATCCCAGCGGGAGCAACTATTCACGATGTAATTGTGAAAGCAGATGCTCTTGGTGGATCTTCAACTTTAAAAGTCGGTGATTCTGGTGACGATGACAGATACTTAGCTGCTGTCGGCACATGGAATGCTGCTGGACAATGTCAATCTATGTTAGCTGGATCAACAGCTGCTAATACCGCTGTTGCGGGATTGGGTTACAAAGTTTCTGCAAGTACCGATTTAAAAATTACTACTGGTGGTGCTACCATTAGTGGTACAATTTATTTCTGGGTATATTACTCAATTTAAATAATAAGGGGGCTTTGCCCCCTTTTTTAATCAATAAATAACAGGTTTAAAATAAAATGGCATCGACAGTAGAAATGTGCAACTCAGCATTAAATATGTTGGGAGCATCCAATATTATATCTCTTACAGAAGATAGTAAAAACGCAAGGTTACTTAACCAGCGATATGTATCAGTAAGGGATGCAGTATTTCGTTCACACAATTGGAATTGTTTAATTAAAAGAGTTGAATTAGCAGCAGATACAGACGCACCCGTTTTTGAATTTACATATCAATATACATTACCCAGCGATTGCATAAGGGTAATTAGAACACAATACTCTAATGAGGTTGATAGTGATATTTTTAAAATAGAGGGTAGAAAATTATTAACAGATGAATCAGAAATTAAAATTGTTTATCTAGCAAGAATTACTGATGTTAATGAATATGATTCTTTATTACAAGAGGCTATTGCAGCAAGACTAGCTGCGGAACTTGCCTATGCAATTACGCAATCGAATTCTGTAACGCAAGTAATGCAAGGAACTTACGAAAATAAAATACGAGAGGCTAGGTTTATGGATGCTACCGAGGGTACAGCTGATAAATTAGAGGCTAACGAATTTATAACATCAAGGTTTTAATTTATGGCAAGAGCATCTTTTGCAATATCAAATTTTACAGCGGGTGAGCTATCTCCGCAACTAGACGGAAGAACAGATCTAGGTAAATATTTTAATGGAGCAAAGACTTTAGAAAACTTTACTATTTATCCTCATGGTGGAGCATCAAGACGACCAGGCTCAATGTTTGTCCATGAAGTAAGAGATAGCGATAATAAAACAAGAATTATACCTTTTGAATTTTCTACAACTGATACTTACATTTTAGAATTAAGTAATACAAAGATTCGTTTTTATAGAGATGGAGGTATTATTACAGAAACAGCTGATAATATAACTGCTATTACAAAAGCAAATCCAGCTGTTGTTACATCAAATGGTCATGGTTTTAGTAATGGTGATCATGTAATTATTTCTGGAGTTGGTGGTATGACAGAAGTTAATGGTATTACTTTTACTGTTGCTAACTCAACAACTAATACTTTTTCTTTACAAAATTATGATGGTACAGCAATCAATTCATCTGCTTATACAACGTACACATCTGGTGGCACAGCACAAAAAATTTATGAAATAACATCCCCTTATGCCACAGCAGATATTCCCGATATAAAATTTGCTCAAAGCTCCGATATTATGTATTTGGTGCATCCAAATTATTCTATTCGTAAATTATCAAGAACAGCTCATACATCCTGGACATTAACAGAAGTATCTATCACCACAGGTACAGATATTACTGTTAGTGCAATAACACAAGCCAATCCTGGAGTTGTAACTACATCAACTAATCATGGATTTATTAAAGGTAATTATATTACTTTTACAAACATTGGTGGAATGACACAATTAAATGACAATGTTTATAAAGTTGGCAATGTATTAAATGAATTTTCTATAACTGGTATTACCCAGGCTAATCCAGGAGTTGTTACAACATCAGCTGCACATGGTTTAGCTGTTGGTGAAAAAGTTACCATTACTGGTGTTAAAGGAATGACACAAGTTAATGATACAACTTTTACAGTTAAAAATGTAGGATCATCAACTACTTTTGAATTATCAGATGCAGTTGGTGCAAATTGGAATACAACAAATTATACTGCGTATGCATCAGCTGGTACTGTTACAACACCCGATTTAAAATTTGAAATAAATGATAGTGATGGTAACAATTTAAATACTAGCGGCTATGGATCTTTTTCTGCTGGAGGTAGTGATGTAGTTACAAAATTAACAAGCCCCGTATTAAATAAAGGTACAGGCACTTATCCAAGTTGTGTTGTCTTTTATGAACAACGATTAATATTTGCTGGAAGTAATAATAATCCGCAAACATTATGGTTTTCAAAAACAGATTCCCTGGAAGATTTTACAGTAGGATCTGATTCAGCTGATGGAATGACATACTCTATTGCATCTAATAAAGGTAATGCTATTAAATATTTAACAGTTACCAGGTCTTTAATTTGCGGTACAGCTGGTGGTGAATTTTCAGTTACAGCATCATCTTCTGCCGAGCCTATTACTCCGACAAACATACAAATAAAAAAACAATCAAGTTATGGATCATCGGGAATTGATGCAGTATCAATTGGTAATGCTACAATGTTTGTGCAACGAGCTAAAAGAAAAGTAAGAGAGCTTGTTTATAATTATGATACTGATGGATTTGTAGCACCCGACACAACTATATTAGCTGAACATATTACCGATACAGGTATTGTAGAAATGTCATATCAGCAAGAGCCTCAAAGTATTTTGTGGTGTGTAAGAACAGATGGAGTTTTAATTGGTTTAACGTATGCAAGAAATGAGCAAGTTGTTGGATGGCATCGACATATATTTGGTGGAGTTTTTGGATCGGGAAATGCTATTGTAGAAAGTGTTGCAACTATACCTGGAGATCTTAATGAAGATGTTACTTATGTTGTTGTTAAAAGAACAATTAATGGAGCAACCAGGAGATATGTTGAATACTTACAACCAGTAGATTATGGCTCAGATTTAACAGCTGCATTTTTTGTTGATAGTGGTTTAACTTATAATGGTGGTGCAACAACAACTATAACGGGATTAAATCATTTAATTGGTCAATCAGTAACTATACTTGCCGATGGATCAACACATCCAAACAAAACAGTTAGTAGTACAGGATCTATAACTTTAGATAGATCTTCAACAAAAGTACAAATAGGCTTAGGTTATAATTCTACACTACAAACAATGCGACTAGAGGCGGGTAGCCAGGATGGTACAGCCCAGGGCAAAACAAAACGTATTCACAATTTAACAGTTCGTTTATTTGAAACTGTTGGATTGTTAGTAGGAAAAGACACAACAAATTTAGATAGAGTTCCTTTTAGATCTAGTGCAGCTGCAATGGACACAGCTGTGCCATTATTTACAGGGGATAAAGAAATCGAATTTGATGCTGATTATGATACAGATGGTTTCATAGTCATACAACAAAACCAACCATTGCCGATGAATGTGATAGCATTATATCCGCAATTCTCAACTTACGATGGCTAGTTTAATAGAGTTTAAAAAAGACCATGCTCACGCAATGGTTAAAGGAATAATGAATAGTTCTTATACGCAAGTAGATGAAAGTTTACGACCATTACTTGATGGACTAGAAGTTAAAAATATGAGTTTTACAGCCATTGACGATAATAAAAATATTATTTGTAGTGGTGGTATCGTTCCTATGTGGGATGGTGTTTATGAGGGATGGGTAATGGCAAGTCAGTTGTCATACAAATATCCAGTAACATCAGCTAGGGTAATTAAAAAAGGATTAGAAAAATTGATAAAAGATTTTAATGTTGTTCGTTTGCAGACAGCTGTAAAAAAAGATTTTGCTATAGGTAAAAAATTTGCTGCTTGGCTTGGAATGACATTAGAGGGCGAAATGCCAAAATACCAAAACGAACAAGATTATTTAAGATATGCGAGGATTTATAAATGAGTATTTTAACAAAACACCCAGCAGCACCACAAGACAGCTTTGCTTTTAGTAATAATATTAATTACGATCCAGGTACAATAATGGTTGCTGGATCAACAATTTCTGCTGGTGCAAGTTTATACAGCGGATTGGCAGAATCAAATGCTTATAATGCACAATCACAAGTTGATTTACAAAATGCAGAATTAGCCGAAGATAATGCAGCGGCAACAATGGAATTAGCTTATCAAAACATTGCTGCCTTTGAAGAAGAATATGATTCATTTGAAAGTGAAACAATTGTTAATTATGCAAAATCGGGTGTTAAATTAGATAGCCCTACTGTTATTGAAGTTATGCACGATAATCGATCAAATGCAGAAGTAGAAAAAGCAATGATTAGATATAATGCAAGGATTGATTCAAATGAAAAAATTGTTCAAGCTGGACAGTTTAAAACACAAGCAGCTATTAATAGAATGAATGCTAAAGCAGCTAAAATTAAAGCTATTGCTAATGCTGGATCATCTATGGTTACAGCTTATGGAGGATATAAACAAGTAAAAACACAATCGGTGTTTAATAAAGCAATGTTAAAATCCCAAAAAGAATTTACTCAACAATTAATTTTACTCAATAACAATCACAGAATGTTGATGGCTCAAAAAGGAATATACTAATGGTAAAAATTAAACGATATAGAAAACAAACAGCTGCAACAAATAAAGCACCAAATACTTATTCTGGTATTCAATATAATCCAAGTGATTTTTCAAGAGCCTCCGATGCGATTGCAAGATTTGGTAAAACAACACAAAATGTTGGTTTAAATTTATTAGAACAAAAAGAAAATAATAAAGCAAAAATGGATCAATTAAAAACTGATCAAGAATTAAAGATGCTTGAAACTTTAGAAAAACAACAAACCGATATGGATGTTTTTCAATTAAAAATAGATCGAGAAAATTTATTACATGAAAAAATGAGTTTTGCTTTAAGTGGCACAGAAGATAATCCAGGTCTAAACTCTATTGCTAATGATTATATAAATAATCCCGATTATCAAAATAATGAAGAAAATTTTATTAATGCATCTAAAATTAGAAAAGATGAAATTTTAGCTACTATTGATGATGAAGTTGTAAAAAGAGATTTTTCAAAAAAATACGATACTAAATCTGATGCATTAAAATTAAATGTAATGAACGGATCTTTTAAAACGGGATTAGCTCAACGTACAGCAGCTTATCAAGCTGAACACAAGGGGTTATTATATGACTTAGAATTTGGTAATGCTTTAGATCAGTTAGCTGCTAAAAATAGATTGTTGGGATTAAATGGAGTTAAAGGTATTCATGAGGAGGCTTTTGAAAGTGGTATTATAAATACAACACCAGAATTAGCCGAACAATATAGTTTACAAGATGTAGAATTTATCCAGGCTAAACTAATGATAGCAGATGATCCAAAAAAATATATGGATTTAGCCGAGGGTAAAACACATGAATTTCCATTTAAAAATTTAAGCATTGAACAACGAGCAACTTTAGACATTAAAGCAAAAGATGCGCTTGATGTAATTCAAAATAGAGAGGCAGCAAATATAAAAAAACAAATAACTGCTAATAAAGCAATTGTTAAAGATATTACGGATAAAATAGATGAGGGTATAATAATTGAAAATGGGTTGATTGATCTTGGTACAGCAAGAGCTATTGCAACAGAATTGGGCGATACCGAAACAGTTAAAAACATAGATAATTATATGTTTATGTGGGGTACGTTCCAAATGGCAAGACAATCAAATCCTTTAGATCTTGATGCTAAAATTATAGAAGTACAAAAAAGAATTGATCAAGCAAATACTTTAAAAACAACCGAAGTTCCTCCAGGAGAACAAGGAACGCAAGGAGTTAATCCAAAAGATTTATTAGAACTAAAAGCTCTTACAACTATTAGAACAAAAATGGCAACAGAATTAAATAATGATTCACTTAAATGGGCAAACAAAGTGAATAAAATAGATTTACAAATGATGGATTTAACTCTTGATGCAGATGGATGGAAAAATTGGGTTACTAACCGCACAGCAAATGCTGAACTAACAGCTGCTATTTATGGCACAAAAAGAGATTTTTTAACAAAAGACGAACAAAAACTTATAATGAATTACTGGCAAAGTGATAACACATCAATTGATGATAAAGTTTTGATGATTGCTAGATTGGCTGAATTTGGAGTAGATGCTGATAATGTTTTTGAAGAAATTTTAACAAAAGGTGATGGAAAAAAAGAGGCTGGATATTTTGCTCATATAGCTGGTTTAATGAATAGTAATCCTAATAGCCCTATAATTGGAGAATTAGCAGCTGATTTCTTTAATGGTTTTGCTAAACGATTAGATTTTAGTAATCCCCCAACTGAATTATTATTAGGTGAAGAAAGAAATATTTTAAAAAGTAATGCACAAGAAATATTTAATGATCATTTTAATGGATCATTAATTCATGCCGATCCAACGTTAAATAGGACTATTTTTGATATGGCTAATTTAATTTATTTAGATAAAGGCAATCAAAGCACAAAACAAATTGATAAAAAAATATATAAAAATATTTTAAATGAATTAGTTGGTGGCACAACTATTGGAGGAGTTAATTATGGTGGTCTTACAGAATATAATGGACAAGAAACTTTTGTACCATCTTGGATGGCAACGGATGATTTTGAAAAAGTTATAAATAGTTTAAGGTACGATGAATGGGATTTAGTATCAGCTGGTCAAGTTCCTCTTTGGAATAATGGATCAAATACAGGTGAGTTTGAATTAAATGGTGATGTTTTTAATAGAAATTTTGATTCAAGTTTTTTTGAAGAAGCAACACAATCACTCGGAGAACGAAGAAGTGATTTAGGTAATTATGACCAGCCTTATTTATGGGTAGTAGGAGATGGTAAATATATTGTATCTTTTAATAGCCCATTAGGTAGTGAAGATCCTCAATACCTAGCAACTAAAAATAATGATAATGGTTATTTTGTTTTAGATCTAAATCAAATTAAAGATAAATATTTAAATAAGGAATTAGTTGCACAAAAAAATCCAAATTGGATAATTGAATGACGGGTATTTTTTTTAACGAACAAAGCACCTTATCGGTATTTAACCAGGCAGATAAGTCTAAAGGATTTAGAACAAATTTTAGTGATAATTATGAGGCGGGAAAAGCAGATTTTTATGCCAGGCTTAGATCTGATTCAAAAGCTATTGGATTTAATGAAGTATTCCAAGAACAATTTGATTTATTTAGTGAAATATCTGGAGAAAAAAATTTAATTAATCCTTTACATCTTGGTCATCCTTTAGTTGTTCCTATGCCACAAGTAGAGGCAGAAGTTAATGCTTATAATGATGCATTAGATAGTAGTGCAGATTTTGAAACACTAGCAAGAGAGGGTTACAAAACACAATACCAAGGACATCTTGAATGGTATTTTAATAAAGTTGATGAATTAAAAAAATTAGATCCTATTAAGTTTAAAGATTTAAAAACAAAAGAAGAAATAGATCAAGAAGTTATTGAGAGAACAAAAGATAAATATGAAAAAAATCTACAAGTACAGGCTAATTTTGAGCCTGGATTATTTGGGTGGAATTGGGGGCAATTAGCAGCTGGTGCTAGAGCTGGTATTACTGATCCGCTTATTTTAGCCTCTTTACCTGTTTCTGTAGCAGCAGCACCTTGGACAGCTACAGGAATGGTAGGAATGCAATTTCTTAAAACTTTTGCGGTTGAGGCTGTAATAGGTATGGTAGCAGAATCTGCTATCCAGGTAGGTGTTTATAATTATAATAATACCGAGCTTGGTATTAATTATTCTAAAAAACAAGCAGCTGCAACTATTCTAACAGTTGGGGTAGCAAGTGGGGTATTATCAAATGTTATGCTTGGCTTATTTAAAGCGGGAGCAATTCCATTACGTCAATATCAAGAATATAAAATTTCTAAAGATCCCGAGGCTTGGTTAGAAAAAAATCTTACATCCATTATTGAACAAGCAACAAGAACTCAACCAGAAACAAAAAAATTAATTATGGATGCTTTATCAGAATTACCAAGAGAAGATTTGATAAAATTTGTTAAAGGTTTGCCCAATAATATGAAAACCAGAAGTATTTATAAATTTATAGATATGGAGGAAAACAAACTAATTGAAATAAAAAGTAATCCTTTTAAAAAAAATACAAAAAATGATTTAGAATTTCAAAACAGATTAGATGAGGCAAAAGAAAATTTAATAGACGAAACAATACCAAATAATGAAAGACCAATTATACAGCTTGATGAAAGCACCAAAGAATATGCTGATGGTTTTGTTGAATTTAAAATTGATGAATTAGAAGTTGATGCCAAAGTATTTCAATACAAAGAGGGTGGAGATGAATTTGGGGTTACAGATAGATTAAAAGATGTTACCGAATGGAATCCTCATGCATCAAATGCTATTATGGTTTATGAGTTTGCTGATGGTAGAAAAGTTATTGTTGATGGACACCAACGATTAGGATTAGCAAAAAGAATACTAGCTCAAAAAGATGGGCAAAAACCAAAACTTGTTGGAATGTTATATAGAGAAGTTGATGGTTATGCTCCAGATCAAATTAGAATTTGGGCTGCTATAAAAAATATCCAGGAGGGCAGCGGTACATCAGTTGATGCAGCAAAGATACTGAGAATATCAAAAAAGAATTTTGATAATTTTAAGGCATCATTACCTAAAAGATCTAGCTTAGTTAGAGAGGCAATGGAAATGTATGATTTAGCTGATGATGCTTTTGATTTAGTTGTTCGAGGACAATTTCCACCAGCTCATGCAGCTTTAGTAGCAAAATTAGTTAAAGATAAATCAATGCATAAAACTATTTTGGAATTATTAAGACAAGTAAATCCAGATAATTTATCTAAAGCTAGAGCTATTATTCTCCAAGCAAAAGATAGTGGAACGCAAATAATTGAACAAACAGATCTACTGGGTACAGAATTTATTAAAAAATCATTATTTTCTAACAAAGCAGATATATTAGATACAGTTATTAGAAATTTAAGAGCTGATAAAAATCTATTTAAAAGATTGAATTTACAAAAAAATAAAATAAACTCATCGGGAAAAAATGTTCTTGATGAAAAGTATAATAAAAACAGGGAATCAATAAATGAAAAAATCTTACAACTCATCGAAAAACAAGCAACCAGAAGTGGAAACCAACTCGCAGAAGATCTTAACATCGCAGCCAAACTCCACGCAGACGGAAACGAAAAAGCTGCCATTGAACAATTCGAAGAAGCCATCCAACGAGCAAATGCAAGAGGCGATTTTGATGGGTACGATGTTAGCGGATTTGGGAATACTCAAAGATCTCCAATCGAGAGCCACCGCATCGCTGAAGAAGAAGATTTAAGTACAGCAAAACCACAAGAAGAATTTTCAGAAGTAAGCGGTAAAGGTCAGCAAGAACAAGGCGATCATTTAATAGATCAATTAAATGAAGTTATTGAAATACAAAATAAAGCTGAACGAGGAGAGTTTGGTGTTGATGGTGAAGAAATATTACAAAATACATCTCCTATAGATAGATCTATTGTTACACCTATTTTAAATAAAATAGATCCAGATATTTTAAAAGAGGCTCTTGAAACAATTAATAAAGCTAGGGCAAATCAAAACTTAAAGCCATTTAAAACTTTAGATGATGCTATTGATCAATATGAAAAAGACCAAATTGCTCTTAATAAATTAAATACTACTGAGAGTATTATAGATACTCCAGAAAGAGTTGCTATACAAAATGATAACTTAAATATTTTAGAATATAATTTAGGTCATTCAAAATATGAAGATAAATTATTTCAAGGAAAACCAAATGCAGAAAAGATAATTGTTTTTGTTATGGGTAAGCCTGGTAGTGGCAAATCTACTATTGAGGCTGTTCCATTAATTAAAAAATTAAAAGCAGTATTGCTTGATGTAGATGAGGCAAAAAAATTATTTCCAGAATATAATAATGGTAAAGGGGCAGCTGTTATCCATGAGGAAAGTGCAAAGGTATCTGCACAGTTGGCGGTTAGATCTGTAGAAAAAGGTTATAATATAGTATATCCTGTTGTTGGATCTAATGCTGATAGTTTGCTTGGTAAAATAGCATTATTCAAAAAAAATGGATATAAGGTATATTTACATAATGTTGATATTCCTGGAGATGAATCCTATAGACGAGCATTTGTAAGGTATTTACAAACAGGAAGATTAATTGATCATGGATATTTAATAAATGTTGGAAATAAACCTAATGAAGTGTATAATTATATTAAAACATTAAAGATATTAAATGGCTATAAAAAAACAGATAATTTCGTCAAACGAGGAGAAAAACCCATACTCATTGAAAAGGAGGGAGGATTTTCTCTCGGAGAAAGTAGAATTGACACAACTCCAAAAAGAGTTCAAGAAACTGGATCAGCAAAAACAAGAACAGCAGCCGAACAAAAAAGACTAGATCAAATACAAGATAATATTAATAAAGCCGAAGTTCTTGTAAAAGAATATAAAAAACTATCAGCTCTCCCTTGGCACAAAAAAATAGTTGGGAAAACAGCTCAAAGACTTGATGAAGTAGATAAAGAAATAAAAGCTCTTAAAAAAGAATATGATGAGCTTGTTTTACAAAAAGATACAAAAAATACATCTAATATTCTTTCAGATAATCAAAAGCTCCTGGATGAATTTATGGATGATGAATTTTCCGTATCATCAAAAATAGAAGAAGATGAAATTATAGCAGATATGGTTACTGCAAAAGATGTTTTATCGGATATTAATAATGACCAGGCAATACTTAACAGATTGAGAGATTGTGTATGAGTTTAAAAGAATGTATTTTAAATGCTAATAAAGAGGGAATTATTGATGATCAAAAAAAATCAGACATCCAAGGTCATTTTGAAAGTTTAGAAAAAGATTTTATTAATCAAGGTTTATCAAAAACTGATGCAGAAAAAGAGGCGGGTAAATTAACTTATGATGCTTTAAAGCATGAGGCTATTGAAAAGAAAAGACAAGCTATGCTTACTCTTATTGCCCAAGCAAAAATTAAAAAATTTATGAAAACATTTCGTAATGCAAGTGGAGAATTAGATCCAGCGGAGGCAATGGTAGCAGCTCTTTCTCCTAATCATAGAATGCCATTTTCTGATTTACAATCCCGATACATGACAGTTAGAGGACAAATATACAAACGTATGACAAATTATATTTTAAAATTTAAAAGAACAATGACGGGTGGTACTGTAAATGAAAAAGTAATGGATGATGTTGTGAGAGAAATGTTTGAGCCTGGAAGTACAAAAAATCCTATTGCAAAAGAATTAGCCGAGGCTGTGAGTGATGCTTTGGAATTTGCTAGAACAAAATATAATGCCGCTGGTGGAAGAATACAAAAATTAAAAAAATATGGAATGCCACAAAACCATGATTCTATTTTAGTTACTAAATTTACTAAAGAGGCTTGGATAAAAAAAGTTGGAGGCTATGATGATAAAGGTAAGTTTAACGGAAAAGGAATGTTAAATCTTGATGAAATGATAGATGAAAAAACAGGGCTAAAATTTAATGAAAATAGTTTGTATCTTGCTCTTGGGGAAGTTTGGGAAACAATTACAACTGAGGGTTATAACAAAGTTAGACCAGGCACATCAGCTGGATATGGAAAAAGTATTGGTAATAGAAGAACAGATCATCGTTTTTTAAAATTTAAAGATGCTGATACCTGGATGGAATATCAACGAGAATTTGGTAAGTCAGATCCATTTTCTACTGTAATTGGACATCTTGATAGTATGGCAAGAGATATAACATCTATGGAAGTTTTAGGTGCAAATCCTAATGCAACAATTAGATGGATGAAAGATACTTTAAAAAAACAAGGAGCTTTAGATGATCAAAAAGGATTAAAAAGAAAAAAACAAATGCCTGGAAGAACAAATAAAGACAGAATGAGAGTAAAAACAAATTTAATTGAAAATATATGGGCATTACATAATGGCTCTTTAAATGCACCTATTGATGGATCTGTATCAAGATCTTTAGCGGGTGTTCGTCAATTACTGACAGCTGCTCAACTTGGATCAGCATCTATTCTAGCTTTAGGTGATTTTAACTTTACGAGAATTGCAGCTAGATTTAATGGATTAAATGCAACAAGAGCAATGTTTTCTAATTTAAAACAAATGTCAAAGGGGATGTATTCTAATGAATTAGCAGAAGTAGCAATGTCATCGGGTTTAATAGCAGAATCTTTTTTAACTGTAGGGGCTGCCCAGGCACGATTAATGGGCGATATATATTCTCCCGAATTAGCAAAAAGAATTAATGAAACTGTACTTAGAGTAAGTGGATTATCACACATGACACAAGCGGGTAAAATGGGTTTTGGTATGGAATTTTTTAGAACATTATCTAAATATTCTAATTTAAAATATAATAAACTTAATTCTTCTTTTAGAGGATTTTTAGAACGAAATGGTATTGGAGAAGATGCTTGGAATATTATACGATCAACACCACAATATGAACACAAAGGAGTGAAGTTTATTCGCCCCGATGATATTTTTGCCAATACTGATATTTCAGAAAATGTGGCAAAAGATATATCTAACCGATTAATGGATGGAATTAATAGAGAAATAGAATTTGCAGTACCATCTGCATCGTATCGAGCTAAAGCAACTTTAAAAGGAGATACAAGACCTGGTACAATACAAGGAGAGTTATTGTTATCTGCGGGAATGTATAAAAATTTTGCATTAACTATTGCTTATACTCATATAGCAAGAGCTATGTTTGGTAATGTTAAAACATTTGCTGGTAAAACTGGATATGCTACAAGTTTGTTTCTTACATCAACTTTAATAGGAGCATTAACTGTTGAGTTAAAAAATCTTTCAAAAGGAAAAGATGTAACTAAATGGGAAGATATGGATGCAAAATATTGGGCTTATGCAGCAGTACATGGTGGAGGATTTTCAATCTTTGCAGATTTTATATATTCAACTGTTAATAGATTTGGTGGGGGTATAGCAACAACTATTGCTGGATCTCCTGTAGCTCTAGCACAAGATACATTTAGATTAGCGGTTACTAACCCCTATAAAGAAATATCTGATTTATTTACAGAAGATGATTATGATGTGAATTGGGGTAAGGATCTATCAAATTATTTTAAAAGATATATGCCTGGAGCATCTTTATGGCAAATACGATTACTTATTGAAAGAATATTTGTGGACACATTACAAGAATGGGCTGATCCAGAATTTAATAAATCAGTAAGAAAAAAGGAGAATAAATTAAGAAAAAGAACTGGACAGGAATATTGGTGGGGAGCTGGAGATAAAAAACCAGAAAGATCACCAGAAATAAATATATTTAAATAAATTTTTTACTTAACAAAGATAACATTTTTCTATATGATTCCTAATATGCTGGTTGGATTACCAGCTTTTTTTTTGCAATTTCTATAAAATTTTAATATGACAATATCATCAACGACTACTAAGAATAGTTATTCGGGCAATGGCTCAACTACTGCATTTGCTTATGGTTTTTATATACCAGCATCAACAGATATACAGGTAATAGTAAGATCATCAACAGGTACAGAAACTGTAAAAGCCGAGGGTACTGGATCTACCAATTATGCTATAACTGGTGTAGGATCTGCATCGGGTGGAAATGTTACATTTGTCACCGCACCCGCATCTGGGGAAACAGTTGTTTTACGAAGAAATACAGCTAAGACACAAGCAACTGATTATGTTGCTAATGATCCTTTCCCAGCAGAAACACATGAAGATGCTCTCGATAAGCTCACAATTATTGGTCAAGATTTACAAGAACAAGTTGATCGTTCATTAAAACTATCAAGAACAAACACAATGACCTCAACAGAATTTACTGTTGGATCATCTGATCGTGCATCAAAGATTTTAGCTTTTGATAGTACAGGAGAATTATCAGTTACCCAGGAGTTAGGTACAGTTAAAGGCAACTGGGCAGCTAGTACAAGTTATGTTGTAAGAGATATTATTAAGGACACAAATAATAATAATATTTATATTTGTTTAACAGCTCATACTTCTTCTGGAGCAGTTCCAATTTCAACAAACACCGATGCTGCTAAATGGAGTTTATTAGTAGATGCTGCATCAGCAACGACAAGTCAAACTGCTGCTGCATCAAGTGCCACAGCTGCGGCTAACTCAGCGACAGCTGCTGCATCAAGTGCCTCAACTGCGAGTGGACATAAAGATACTGCAACCACAAAAGCTAGTGAAGCTGCGTCTAGTGCTACTGCTGCGGCATCATCAGCCAGTTCTGCTGCTACAAGCTATGACAATTTTGACGATAGATATTTAGGAGCAAAATCTTCTGATCCATCTGCTGATAACGATGGAGATAGTTTAGTTACTGGCGCTCAATATTTTAATTCGTCAAACAATGTAATGATGGTTTACACAGGATCTGCCTGGGTAAGAACAACTCCATCATCTTCGGATCAAACAAATATTAATACTCTATCTGCTAGTGCAGTTGTTACTGATATGGGTTTACTTGCTACATCAGCAGTAATCGAAGATATGGGATTACTTGCAACGTCAGCTAATGTAACTGCTATGGGTTTACTAGGGGTATCTGGTGTTATAACTGACATGGGATTACTGGGTACAAGTGCAGTTGTTACTGATATGGACTTATTAGGAACGTCAGCGAATGTTACAAACATGGCTACTTTAGGGGCTAGTGGGGTTGTATCAAATATTGCAACTGTTGCTGGATCAATAGCCAA